GGTGGGAATAATGCAAATATTAGACCTAACCAGAAATTGATGTATCAAGAAACCGTTCTCCCTTTAGTACGAAAGTTAATTGGAGGGTTGGAACGTTATTTTGGTTATGACCTTGCAGCGGCACTAGAAGAACTCTCGCCTTTACAGCCAGAGTTAGATGATAAAGCAAAATATTACAGCACTTTAGTTAATGGGGGAATTTTAACTCCTAATGAGGCTAGAGATGCATTAAGATTAGAAACTATAGAAGGTCATGATGATATACGCATTCCGGCAAATATTGCAGGAAGCGCAGGCAACCCTTCTGAGGGCGGAAGACCTCAGGGAAACGAGGAAAATGATGAATAAAAAGTTTGAACTTAACTCATTATTTGATGTTGTAGAGAAGGACGCTAAGTCTGATGTACTTACAATCAAAGGTTACGCAAATACTGTTTCCAAAGACCGCACTGGCGATGTAATCGTTAAAGAAGCTTGGGAAAAGGGTGGTATGGATGATTATCTAAAAAACCCTATTATCCTTGCTTTCCATGACTATTCACGTCCAGTAGGTACCACTGTTGATTACAATGTAACTGACAAGGGACTGGAAATCGTTGCAGAAATTAGTAAAGCTGCAGGTGAAGTATATAACCTAATCAAAGATGGTGTTTTAAAAACATTTAGCGTCGGGTTTAGCATTAAAGATGCAGACTACGAAAAAGAAGATGACACATTCTACATTAAAGATTTATCTTTATATGAAATTAGTGTAGTGTCTGTTCCCGCTAATCAAGATTCGACTTTCTCTTTAGCAAAATCATTTACAGATGTTGATGAGTATAACTCATTTAAAAAGGCATTTGATAAAGTTGTTGAAGAAAAAGAAGATGTACAAAGTATTGAGAAGGAACCTTCTCAGGATAATATTCTTAAGGAAATTAATATGGATAAGAAAGAACTACAGGAAATGATGGCTAAAACAGCTGCTGGTGCAGTTGAGTCATACAAGACTGAAGTTGCTGAGAAGGAAGCTCAAGCTACAGCAGAAGCTAAATTAAAGGCAATCGAAGTTGGTAAAACTCAAGCAGAAAAGACTGCTGAAGCTTTAGAAACTAAAATTAAAGAAGACGGCGATAACTATTCTAAGGCAATCGCTGAAATGTCAGATGAGCTTAAAGCTGCTAAAGACGAAATGGCTGCTATGCAGAAGTCTAAGATGCAATTCTCAGAAGTTGGCTCAGATGCTCCAACTGAAGATGAATTAACTTCTATGTTTGTTACAGCTAAGGCTCTAAACAAAGACATTAAAGACTTAGATTCAGCTAAATCAATTATTGAGAAATCTACTCGTTTCTCTGACACTGACTGGGAAACTACTTGGAACGGTATGGTAATGGATCAAATCCAAAACCGTGTTGTTGTTGAGAACGTATTCAACACTATGCAAATGAATGCTCGTGTAATGAACTTCCCTTCAAACCCAGATACTGGTAAAGATGCTACTTGGGTTGATGGTTCTACTTTCAACGATGGTAACAACGTTGGTACAGCTTTCAATGATGCGTCTTCAGGTACTACTAAGAAGCATGCACTTTCAGAAGTTACATTGACTGCTCATAAACTAGCTACTCGTGAGTACATTGGTTATGAAGAAGAAGAAGATGCAATCGTTCCAATCGCTAACCTAGTTCGTGATGCTATCGTTCGTAGAATGGCTCGTACTTCAGATGCTTCAATCTTAGGTACTGGTGTTACAGCTCCATTTACTGAGCTAGAAGAGAATGCTGGTGGTAACGCTTCAAACAACGTTGCAACAGCTAACTCATCTACTCTAATTACAACTGCTAATCTATTAACAGCTCGTTCTAACATGGGTATCTGGGGTCATAACCCTTCAGACCTAGTTATCTTTATGCATCAAGATGCATACTATGGTATCATGGATGAGACTTCATTAGTAACAGTTGATAAGTATGGCCCACAGGCTACAATCCTAACTGGTGAAGTAGGACGTGTTTACGGTATGCCAATCGTTGTTTCTGATGCTTTCGAAGCAGCAGGTTCAGACGAAGCTCAGGCTATCATCGTTAACCCAGCTAACTATGTATTAGGTAACTACAGAAACTTAACTATTGAGACTGCGCGTGACGTAGTTGCACAACAGAGAGCTTTAGTTGCTACACGTAGATTCGGTTTCGTAGCTAAAGAGTCTGGTGCAGCTGGTAAAGCTTCAATGGCTCTTCTTACATACGGCGGCTAATTATAGTTAACTTATGTAATAGTTAATATAAAATCGCTTCGCCTTGGCGAGGCGGTTTTTATAAGTGTATTAGGGATTTTAAATGGCAGATTTAGTTACAGTATCAGACTATAAAGCATACGCGGGAATTAGTAGTTCTACGAGAGATGCTGAAATCAATGCCCTAAGAGGACAAGTTAGTGCACTTATAAAAACCTATTGTGATCGTACTTTTATTGATTACTACTCTACAGCAAAAACAGAGTATTTCGATATTGACGATTACACTAAAAAGATATTTCCGAGTGAATTACCATTAGTAGATATAGTGGCAGTTTACGAAAGAAACAATGGCTCAACGGAGAAAAGCGACGTTGAGACTAATTTCGCAGATGAGAATAACTATCATCTCTTAGAATCTGGAACACCTCAATGTTCTCTTTCTACACAAAGCACAGAAACTACTTGTATTAATAATGACACTTTCTCAGGGTCAGGAACAAACGATCTAACTATCACTGGTTACAACGCAAATACGTCGTCAGGTGAAGTAGGGCGCAGTTACAAAGTACAAATAGACAGCGCAGGAACGCCAGATACTTTTAAATGGTCTAGGAATGGCGGTACTACATGGAAAGCAACAGGAGTTGAAATAACAGGTTCTAGTCAACAACTAGAGGGAGACATTTATGTAACCTTTGGAGCTACAACTGGACATACGAGCGGGGACAGCTGGACTTTCACCGCAGAGAGATGGACAGGACATTGTAGCAACACAAATTATACTACGCAAGCTACTTGCGAAGCTGCAGGCGAGTTTTGGACTGCTGATAGAGAGTATGAAAAGGACTCTGCTAATCAGTATATAGAAAAAGCTAATGCAGATTTTCTTAGCGGCTCACGTGCTGTTAAAGTAGTATATAAAGGTGGATTTTCCTCTACTCCTTCCGACTTACAGTTGGCAGCATTTGATTTGATTACTTATTATTTAAAGAAAGAATCAACTCCTAAAAAACAGATACCAGGAATGGCATCTCAAGACAATGTTGTTAATGTATTACCTTCGGACTTTCCTCCACATATAAAACGTATTCTGGAATTATACAGGAATATAGATTAGTGAGTAATAAAAATATAAGGTCTGTTCTTTTACCTTTAGAAGAAGCCTTACGATTAACCACTGAAAGGTGGCGAGAAGAAGAACTAAACCCTCAAGTACAATTAGTATTTTTAGCGAACCCTATATTAAAGAATGCAGGGGTACCGAAGAATAAGTGGAACGAGTTTAGAAGGTTTGCTTTTTCTTGGGCACAAAAATACGCTAAAAATCCACATAATACTTCATGGACAAAATCAGAGAATATTATAGCTCTAGATAATTATATTCAAGCTGGTAGCTTTTTCGCTTCAGCTAAACGTGAAGGGTACTTGGCAAAGGGTGGAAAAATTGATAGAGGGCACGTTACCGCTGTAGTAAAAGAACAAATGGAAGAAGCAACTGAAGCTTCTGTTCAAGAGTTGCAGTTTTTAGGAGCCCCACAAGCAGTTATAAGTAAGTTTACTAGGGTAGTACAAGCTAAACTAAATAAAGTAAAACCTCCTACAATTCGTTATAACTTTGAAAGAAAAGTTAGTGAAGCTAGAGTAGAAGGAGACTTCGAGTTTGTATCCATATTCCCAGAACCTTCAAAAGATAATAGAAGTAAGGGGTGGGAAAAGAAATTAAAGCCAGAACTTACAAAGGTAGTAGAAAAGTTTGTTAGAGAAAATATAGATAAAATACCCGCAATGAAAGGGTCTAAATCTATTATGCAAGCAACAGATGAAATGCTAACTCAATCTCTTAAAGGTAAAAAAGGCTATAGGTATAATAAGGCAACTTCTGGTACTATTAAGCCAAAACTTAAAAAGAGTACAGCAAAACAATCTGGAACGGCACAATTTCCTAAACTTAGAGATGCTAAAGGTAAATTTACTTCTCCTATTGCATTAATGAATTTGATTAATGCTAGATTACATGATGTAGTTCAACAGAATATGGGAAACCCCGCTTTAGTATATAGATCTGGTAGATTCGCTAAATCGGTTAAAGTAACTAATATATCTCAAACTAGACAAGGACAACTGACTGCTTTTTATACTTATATGAAGTCTCCTTATCAGACATTTGAAAGAGGATATGCTCAAGGTTCTGTAAAGAGGGACCCAAGACAGTTACTTAGTAAGTCAATTAGAGAAGCAGCCGTACAAATTATAGGATCTCGCTATGAGATTAGGACTAGGAGACAATAATGGCAGGTAAAGCAAGAAGTGCAATTACTGATGCAATCATTACAAAACTAAAGGATATTGATGGCTCAGGTAGTTGGAATATTGATTTAGCAGATAATGTAACAAATAAACTTATATTCTGGGACGAAGTTAATGATTTCCCTTATGTAAGTGTTGTTCCAGGGTCTGAAACTAGAGAATATTTACCTGGCGCATTTAAATGGGGCTTTTTAAACATAATGATACGATTGTATGTATATGATGAAGAACCAAACGAAATGCTTGAAAAAGCATTGGTAGATATTGAAACTCAGTTAGACGCAAATAACATATTAACTTATGATACAGGAAAGTCTACTGAGCAAATAAGTATTTTATCGATTACTACGGATGAGGGGTTACTCGCACCGTATGGAGTCGGTGAAATTGCCTTAGAAGTAAGGTATGAAGTATAGTCAAAAGCTGACAGACAATAGTCGAGCGACGCTTAAGACAAGACAATAAAAAGGAGAGCTAATATGGCTTTTTCACTTAGTAGAAATGCTAAATTATACGTTTCATACGTAGGTTCATCATGGGATGGTATCGGTACTAACTTAGTAAACGCAGATACCTTTGAGATTCCTATCCTAGATGGTTTTTCTTTCACTCAAGCGACAGGAACACAGACTGTAACTCTAAATGAGTCAGGTACTACTCCTTCTCGTGGACAAAGAGCTTTCAATACATCTCTAGAAGCAGTAGAAGTAAGTTTTTCAACTTATATCAGACCTTTCACAGATGCAGCTAATAGTGACCAACATAACTGTACGGAAGCTATTCTTTGGAATGCTTTAGTATCTGGTACTCGTAGTGATAATACTATTGCAAACGGTGGTATTGAGGCAGATTCAGATAATTTTACTATTAGTACTGCTGATAGTAATGTAAATCAGGTAAAGAAGCTACAGGCATACTTCCACTTTTCAGGCTCTAACTTAACTTATAAGCTAACTGATATGTGTATGGATTCTGTAACTATTGATTTTGATATTGATGGTATTGCAACTGCAAACTGGACTGGCTATGCTACTACAGTTACTGAAGTTGGTGCTACATATCCTGATACTTCTGGTACAGACTATGTACCTGCTAATACTGATGCGGACTTTATCTTAAATCGTTTAAGTACACTTTCTGCTGTTTCTTCAGTATCTGGCAGTGCGAAAACGTACACTTTCCCAATTACTGGTGGAAGTTTTACTTATAGTAATAATATATCTTACACAATTCCAGAGGAGTTAGGTAAGGTAAATGACCCAGTAGACCACTTTACTGGAACTCGTTCTATTACTGGCAGTTTAACTGCATATTTAGATACAACATCTTTAGAAACTGAAACTCTATATGATGATATGTTGACAGATATTAATAGTGCTAGCCCAGAGATTACTAATGATTTTGATATTGATCTTAAAATTGGTGGTGCAACAGCTCCATACATGCAATTAAATATTGATCAAGCTCACTTTGAGCTTCCAAGTATTGATGTTGCAGATGTAGTAGGAGTAACAATCAACTTTACTGGACTTGAATCAAGTCTTGGTTCAGATGATGAAATGACAATCGAATACGTAGGAGCTCAATCTACATAATTTGATTTCTATATGGGGCTCATAAGAGCCCCATATTTTTTAATTTATAAAATAGGAATTTTTAAAATGACAACAAATACAACAGGAGCAACAGTAAATCCAGGAATCTCTAATCTTTCAGATTTACTAACTCCAAGCAAAACAGCTTCTATTGAATACCCAGGATTTACGGGTTTTGAAATTGACTTAACTTATCTTTCACGAGATGAAATGTTAAAAATTCGTAAGAAGTCTGTTAACACAAAGATTGATAGAAAGACTCGTCAACCAGTAGAAGAATTAGACGAGAAACTTTTCTTAAAAGAATATACAAAAGCTATTATTAAAGGCTGGAAAGGGTTCAAAATGTCTTATGTAGCCCAAATGCTTCCAGTAGATGAAGATAAAATTGCCAATCCAGATGCAACTCTTCCTTATTCACAAGAGAATGCAATGATTTTAATGGAAAATTCAGGCGATTTTGATACTTGGCTTGGTGAGATTGTAAACGATCTTGCAAATTTTACGAAGAACAGTTAGAGTACTGGGACCAAAAACTCAAAGACCATTTTAAAGATAGTGTAACCCAAGATTTCGATGCGGATAAACAGTTCGAAATTCTAATGCAGAGTGAAGAAGCTGGTATGGCCGTAAATTGGGATGCTTATTATGAAAGAGTGAATAGTACTAAGAGTACTATATTCCCTTTAGTAATACAACAAGCTTTTGTAGTCTGGAGTTATTTAACTCCTAACTGGGAAGGGATGAATGGTACCTACTTAGGAAGATTTATGCAAGGTATTCATGAGATCATGAATATACTTGAAGTAGAAGATCAAAAAACGGTATTGCAATTTGTTCAAAGAATAGATTCATACTACGCTAAAGAGACTAACGAAAGGGCTCAGAAACAGCGAAAAGCAGCGGAACGTAAAAAGTCTGCTCCACGGACATAATAATGGCTGACATTAAAAAAACTGTTGAAATTAATGTTAAAGACAAAGGGGTCGGTAAGGCTACTAAAAAGATCGATAGATTAAATGACGTAATCGATCAGAATAAGTCGTCTACTAACTCTGCTACTAAAGCAGGGGCCAATTATGATAGGTTCATGAAAGGAGCCTCTCAGCAGTCTTCTAACATGACTAAAAACTTCTC